GAGTTCAATAGAAAGTTCTTTAGAAACGGCGCGCGGCCGGCGGGATTCCTCAAAACACCGTTTGTTTCCGAAACGCAGCTCGAAACATTGCAGGTCGGATTCGCAAGCATGCATCAAGGGGTGGAGAACGCGAACCGCATCGGGGTGCTCCCTAAAGACGTTGAATGGCAGGCCGTCGGCTCTAACCCGAAAGATATGGATTTCCGGAACCTTTCCCAGGAATCGAAGGAGCGCATTTCGATGATGTTCGGCACGTCGAAAACGATCCTCGGCACGGCTGAATCGGACACGAATCGCGCGACGGCCGAAACAGCGGATTATGTTTTCAGCAAGCGCGTCATCAAGCCCCACATGATGTTGATTTGCGCGACGCTCAACGAGCGGCTAATTCCTCGTTATGGCGACGACCTTTATATCAGCTTCGAAGATCCTGTTCCCGAAGACCGCGCCACCCGTACGACCGAGATGCATGCAACCGTCGGTTCCCAACCTATCCTTACCGTGAACGAAGCGCGCGAGCAATTCATGGGTTTGGGTCCGGTGGACGGCGGCGATGTTTTGATGAAGCCGGGCACGATGGGTCCGATTGACGCGCCTGCTCAAGACCCCGACGCAAAGCTGCCCAAACCCGCGAAAGACGACGAGGATGATGAAGACGAGCAGGATGAAAAAGCCGTACGGCCCTTGCGAGGGAAATCGGCGCTCCGCATCGGTTACATTCCCTCCCGCACGAAATTAAAGAAACGCGCCGAACAGCGCAACCGGATGAAGACCGACCTCGCGACAGAAATCCGCAAAGCATTGTCCGACTTCGGCAGCAACCCTACGAAGAAGTTCAAATCCACGAAAGAAAACGATGAAGTGGTGTGGGTCAAGTTCAAAGACCACGTGGAGAGCGTCGAAAGGCGAATAGCCGAAGAAATCCGCACGGTAAACGCCGCGCAGAAAAAGGAAGTGCTGGACAATCTTCCGACCGCGATCGAGAAAGCGGTTGACCCGAAGAAACTCTTCGACATCGACAAATGGATCTCGATAACCGTGGACGCAGTGACGCCTGCGCTCACAAAACTTTATGAGGACGAGGCCTTAACGGCCGCCGCCGAGCTCGGCAAGCCCGATCTCGTTCCACTTTCTGACATCGCCGCCCGGGAAGCCTTGCACAAATCCATTTCGATGATGGCGGAAAGTTATAACTCGACGACGCTTGCGACGCTCGAAGAAAAGATCAATGCCGGCTTGTCCCAGGGCCAATCGCTCGCCCAAATCTCCGCAACCGTGGAAGACGTGTACGAATGGTCCGACACCTACCGCGCCGAACGTGTTTCAAAGACTGAGGCCTTCCGCACCTCAAACATGGCGCTCAAAGAGACGTGGAAAAAATCAGGCGTGGTGAAGACGATCCGCTGGTACAACGCCACCAATCCCTGCGATTTCTGCAAAGCGATGGACGGCAAGATTATTTCGATCGACGCGAATTTCTTGGACGAAGGCCAGACCCTCACCGCAGGCGACAAGACGATGACCGCGAATTATGGCGACGTTGGCGCACCGCCACTTCATCCCAACTGCATGTGTTTTGCGCGGCCGGAAGACGTGAGTATCTAGAGAGAACGCCCTGCCTAACGGGCCTTTTTGGGGCGATAGTCATCACAATCGTACGTTAGGACTAGGGACGGCACGGATAACGTGAATTGATCATCCTTGGTCCCGATCTGATTTGAGATTTGAATCTTGTAGTCACCGTATGGAAGTGGAATCTGCGCTTCACCACCATGGACCTCTCCGAAATTCGTGTTCTTCCCGTCCAGCGACCTCACCGTTATGTAGCCGCTGTACACGCGGCTCGGCTCGGCAGGGCAAGTCAGCATGACCCTGACTTCGCCTTTTGTGTTTTGGGGCCTAACGATCGCAATCGTGCCGAGCAGCATACCAACTACGACAAAGACAACGAAGCCCCAGAAAAGAAGCTTGTGCTTCTGTAATTCAACAAATTCTTTCCCGCTGACTGTCGTTTTCGAAAACGATGGATATTTTTGTTTAAGTACGTCGGCGCGTTCGTCTTCCGGGAGAGCTTTGAGCGTATTCAACTGATGCCGAGAGATGGTTATGTAAACCCATGCAGCTATTACCCCGAAATAGGCCACGAAGGCGTATGGACTCTTTGCCACAACGCCGAGGCTGTCAAGAAAGGCTTTTAGCTCACCCATTCGTGCACACGATTGGTTGATTCTCTATGGCATCGCCAAGAGAGTCAATACACAAAACTTATCCACAGCCCTCGAAAAACCGAATTGCTACAGTTAAAGAAAATTAAAACCCATGAATAAAACTCTCGTCGTCGGTCTGGTCGTAGCAGCGTTGGTGGTCGGTGTGGTGGTCGGTAAAGCATTCGCTCCGCAGCTCGCCGGAGACTTCGCGGGCGGCCAGGCGCCTGGTAGCCTTTTCACGGGCAGCGCATCGGGCGGCCCCACCGGCAACGGCTACGTGCAGCCGGTTGGAAGCCTTGCCCTGAACGCGCAGAACGGCCTTGGCATTGGCGGGACAAGCTTATATAACGACGACGCCAGTTTCGTGTCTGCCTCCGGCACACCTTCCGCCGTGGCGACGCTCAATGCCTTTAACACCGCGACAGGAACGACGGCAACAACGAGCATCACTCTCTCCTATGTCGGCAACCTCGCGGTCGGCGCAATCTGCAGCGGCAGCGCAGCCACAACGACGGTCTATGTTTCTGGATGCCTGCTTAATTCGACGAATGGCGTTACTGGCACGGCAATCGTCGCGTATTCAAACCTTACCGGCGCATCGCTCGCCGTTCCCACCTCGACCCGCCTCAACGTAACTTTCGACCAGCTCCCGTACTAGGCGGTTAAATCTGAATACGGAGAAATGAAAGAACTTACGAAAAAATTCTCCGCCGATCTCCTCGCCGAATTCAAAGCCTCCCAAGAAAAGCAGAAGACCGACGCGATACTTTCCAAAATCAAGGCGGCTGAGGCCGGAACGTTTTCCGTCGTCATCTCAACCTCTGACGAGGACCGCCAGGGCGATAGCCTCGACCAGTCCAAATGGAAGCTCGATAACTACGAAGCTAATCCCGTCGTTTTGTGGGCGCACGATTATTACGCGCCACCGATTGGAGTCTGCACCGGTATCTCCGTCAAGAACGGCAAGCTCGTCGCCGAGGGGAAATTCGCGTCAGCGGAGCTTAATCCTTTCGCCGCACAGATCGCCGGACTCTACGAAGCTGGATTCATCAAGGCAACGTCCGTCGGCTATGTCCAGCACGAGGACGGTGACCTCGAACTTCTCGAATTCTCGTTCGTCCCTGTCCCTGCCAACCCCTACGCCCTTTCCATGCGCGATGTTAAGAAGCTCAATTTGAATATGCCCCAGCTCGTCATGAAGGGTTTGCAATTCACGGTCAAAGCAGAAAAGCCTGGTGATACGTGCCAGCTTGACGACGGCACGCCGGGTGTCCTCGCTGAAGATCCGGAAAACCCGGGTGAGTTGCGCTGCGTGCCTGGAAAGGACAAATCCGCCGACGACGACCAGAACAATCTCGTGAAAGCGATTAAATCCGAGCACGACCGCCACGGCAAAGCCGTTGCGAAATCCATTGAGGAGTTCAAAGGCATCGAGGACTTCAAGTCCGCGCTCCACTCCGAGAATGATGCCCATCTTGAGAAGTGCATGAAGGCGATTGATGAAAACTACGAACTCCAAGACCAGCGCAAAGGTATTGATGAATTCAAATCAGCCATGAAGGCCGAGCACGTGGAACACGTCAAGTGCTTCGAGAAGGCGATTGAAGAATTCAAATCTATCGACGAATTTGGCAAGAAGGCGGCCGATGAATTGAACCGCCACGAAAAAGCCCACGTTGACCTCTGCATGAAGGAAGCCGACCGCATGGGCGAAGGCGACGACGATGAAAACAAGGCGATGAAACTCGTCTTTGAGAAAGTCGGCCGTCAGATCTCCGCGAAGAACCGCGCCAAGCTCGAAGCAGTCATTAAGGCAATCGAAGATTTCAAGACCGAGAGTTCGCAGCTTCACGACAAACATTCCAACAACGTAATCGCGGCCCTTAAAGAACTTATGGGCGACGAGGGGGAGGAAGCCGGAAAATCCGGCGCCCCAAACCAAAGGCCGAGGTCTGCAGGAGCGGCTCCCAGCAAGGTAGATTCAATTTCCGAATTCGACTCGTACATGCTCGTCCGTGACATCCTGAAGACGGTCTCATCTGTATCGTCCGAAGGCCTCGCCAAACTCAAACCAGTTTTCCGCGAAAAGTTTCCGGACCGCAGATAGGCCATTCCACTAAAACTTAATGGAACAAAAACAACTTATCGACACGATTGTCGACAAGGTGAGCGAGTCCAACACCAAGACCCTTAACGACTTCATGGAGAAGGAAATTCTTCCGAAGGTAGGTGAAGCCTCGGCAAAGACCGCCCGCCAGATCGTTGACACGATGTTGGCAGACCGTTACGTCCGTGGCTTTGACACCACGGGCCTTTCCGACGAGAAAAAGCTCGCATTCGCCAAGCAGGTGAAGGCGGCAGTCCGCGGCGACAAAGCCGGGGCGATCGTCACGAAAGCGAACGAAGCTCTTATCGAAGAGCAGGACAACCGCGGCGGCTACTTGGTTGAACCAGAGGTTGCGGCAGCGATCCTTCGCATCGCCGCTTCCGTCGGTACGATCATGAAGCAGTGCCAACGCTGGCCCATGAAGTCGGATCAATTGGGAATCCCCAACTACACCGGCTCATTCTTGACCGGCTCCTACGTCGGCGTAGACCTTCCTGGCACGGTGACGGGCTTGACCTTCGGGCAGGCCGTCCTCATCGCCAAGAAGTGGCAGCTCGCCTTCACAGTCGGCAACGACCTCATGTCGGACACCAATGTTTCCCTTGCTGACTGGCTTCTCGCCATGGCGGGTGAAGCGTTGGCCAACGTGATCGACCAGCAAGGCTTTGCTGGCGGCACAGGCAACGTCTCGAACAGCGTCACGGTCGCAGGACCGTTCCAGGGCATCTTGTCCGTACCGGGCACGAATACGTATTACAGCGGCAATTCGAGCACGTCCGGCAAGGTACACATCAGCGACTTCAACGTCGTTACGGACTCCGGAAACGTTGTGGCTCAGCTTGAGGAATCCATCCTCGACGGCGCCGGGTGGTACTTCCACCGCACCTCGTGGGCGGCATTCCGCACGCAGCTTGCGTCAACGTCGGGTATCCCTTACCTCTTCCTCTCGGGAGCGGGCGGGGAACTCTCCGACACGCCAGGCGGCGGTCCGGTCAAGCCAGCAGGTTCTTTGATGGGCTACCCCGTCTACACGAACCGCTGGCTCCCGCTCTACTCGACCACGTCCCAACCGAGCACGGTCTTCGGTATCTTCGGAAACATGAAAGCGTGCGCGTTCGGCGACAAGGGAGACATGCGGGTTGGCAACTTCCAGTCAGGTTCGTTCGGCGGCAAAGAAATTGCGCTCTCGGACCAGACAGGTATTGTCTACAAGCACCGCCACGCATTTGTGGTCGTGCTCCCC